TGGCAGTTATAGCATCTGTGGCAGATGTTGTTTTCCACTGTATAAGTTGGCCTGAGTCGCACCCGACCACGCCGTGCGTTGGTGCAAAAACCGTTGTAGACCACGATTGTGCAATAATACCAACAATTGTACCGTCCTTATTTGCAAACGTTGCCACGTTATTGGCCGATGCCCCCTTAATTAGAACCCTAAAAGTAACTGCAAATGTTGTAGCCGATGTCTCGGCTGTTAGGTCTAGGTCTTGATATGCTGTTGGGTTTCCTGATGCAGAGTTTATGACCTGTCCAGCCGTTGCCTTCGGTACAAACCTTACTGCCCGATAATCGTTATTTCCTATAATAGTTTGATTAGATACGTTCTTCCTATCATATTCATTTAAGTGTTCAACCGAGATACCAGCTGAGACCGTAGAACCGTTGGCGTGTGCTACGTCAGTCGTTCCACCGAGTCCTCTGGTTATTCCTGCCAAAGCACCTGTTCCAGTAGTATAAGTTGCGTATTGTATTGTCTCAGGGCCTTCGTCAGTTCCTACTGCTACGGAAGAATCATAGTTAATGTGAAGTATCCCGTTTGTGGCAGGTAGTGAAAGTCCTGATGCGATTGTGGCTGTCGTTGCTCCTGCGGCTAAGGCACCGGAAAGTGTAGAAGTGACGAAATCGCCTGTTGGTTTTGCTAAATCTCCCATAGTATTTTATTACCTTTCAGTATTAGTTAATCTGGTATTCAGACTTGAACGCATAATGTCCGAGCCCTTTATAAGTCGTGGTTATGTTATCTAATCTCCAGTCACCAGTTGAAGTGATTTTGTACTGAACAGCAAACTTCTTATCCGAGGCCCTTAATCTTAGAGGCACACCTCGATAGTCGTTTATTGTAGTGATTGTATTTGTATATACACCAAATGGCTTCCTACCGAATGGCGAAGCACCCATCCCACCCAAAGGTCTTACCTGTGAGATAGATTCGGTGGTGTAAATCTCGTTATCGTCAAAGATTATCCTCATACCGACAGTTCCATTTAAGAGTCCAAAGATAAAGGTATGGTCGAAGTAAACTTTTAACGTATCTGGCAGGTTCTCGTCAAAGGATTTAGAAGTCCAGTAGGAGTTTATAACGGCACCATCGTCTGTCGTGCCAGAATACATCTTATAGACAGCTGAGGTTGTGGGGTGTCCGAAGTATAGCTGTTTGTCGTTGGTTGAATTGACGTATAGCGTAGCAGCTGAGGCGGCCATATTTGACCAAGGCACCCAGCCCTGATAGCGGACGTCAAAGGCGACACATGAATCGTTATTTCCGTTTGACTTAGAATAATAGAGATGGTATTTAAAGTTGAAGTAAGCACCGACTAGTTTAGATTTCGTAGCGGCAGTCATATTATCAAACACACCCTGAATCCTAGCAGACTTGTTAGTAGTACGGACCGATACGTAGTTGGCTACTTCACCGAGAGCGTAAACCCCATCGTCTGAAGCAAAGTACAAATCTTCTTCTACCTGAGTGATTGATCTATGAGAAACACAACCTACGGAGTTGGTTATCTGAGTTACGACGAATGTATTAGCGGCTGTCGATGGAGTGAGTTTATAGATTGAATCTCTTAGGAATACATACAGAGCATCTTTAAATACTTTGATACCTGTAATCTCAGCACCAGAACCATATTTAAAGGAAATCCAACCAGAAGAAGCGTCTGTATAATCTGCTAGTTTGTCGGCTGTGGCACCAGCGGCACCACCGATTATTTCAGCACCACCACCAGTAGCACCCCACTGACCTGAGAAGTTTAATCTATCAGGTTCGGTTTCGTCTACCACCCACAGTCTGCGAGAGTAGTAAGTAGGCCAGTAGCCCTTAGTTCCGTTAGTTGTGGTGTTCCAAGCGGCCCCATCCCAATGTTTCATAACATCAGAACCATTACCGACATAGAAGTTTTTAGCGGCCTGACAACCGTCTATATTTAAGACAGCAAAAGTATCGGCTACTTGTGTCCAAGCAGCACCATCGGTTGAGTGTTCAAGTTTAACATTAGTAGAACCGTTCTTAGCGAATCTTAAAAGTTGGTGGAGGGTAGAAGTATGTAAAGTTCCCATCCCGACTACACCATCGTTGTTAGTAGCGTCGGCTGACCCTATTTGAGTATAACCTTGTCGGTTTCCGATACCGCCCTTACCCTTAAAGTCGCAGTTATTTAGGTCTGGGGATTCTTCGTCTTTGATTTGACGAACACCAAGGTAGCTGTTCCAGCCACCAGCAAACTTGTCCCGACTTTCCTTCTGGAATGATTTTGTAAGTCCGTTTGTAGGCATTTAATTTCCTAACTGTACAGCCAATGAAGTAATCGAAACATCAGCACTCTGATAGAGGTCTCGGAAGTAGAGAGCGTCAATATACTGCTTAGCCATTTGTTCATATTCTCGTTTGAGTTCGGTATCTCGTTCTGACCCTATCCAGTTCTTAGAGGCAGCAAGATAAGAAACTGCCTCTATGTCTGGAACAACGCACACGTCGGCATCATCCGACATATCCGCTGGGATAAAATTATAATAAATCGTAACGGTGCAGTCGTCAGAGATAGTGTTGAAGATTGTCTTGTTGTTTGCTACGTCTACCGTTAGCCAGTAAACATATTCATCTGCTGAGTAATTGTCCCTGTCGTATATTGATATTTGAGTAAAGACACTGTCATCTAACTGAGCACTAGCAGTGATTCTTGCATCAGCAATACCCCACTTGGGATTCCAGTCTGCCGGCATGTCAGCTACACCGTTTACCACAGTCAAATCAGCCGTCTTTAGGTTCCAGCTGAAGTTGTACTTATTTAGGATGTCATTAACAGCGTTGTTAATGTTTCGTATGTTGAAAGCGTTTATCGTGCCAGAGGGTTGACCTATGAGGTCTAAAACACGTTGTGAAATCGTTGCGTAAGTGGGAAAAGTTGCCATAGTAGTTCCTTATCTTTAAAGTTCTACTAGTATATACACCAATTGTCACAAAATTATGGCGTTATTTTTTGGCTATTGATTTGTTGTATATTTTCTCCACCATATAAAGGAACTTGGATATGTCCATTGACGATTTCATGTAGTTGCAATATTTGCAGCAAGGGATAATATTACCAGCTACATATCCGATACTATTCTCTATTCTATCTATTCCTATTGTCTCTATTTTGTCTCCACAATAGTGACATGGCATATTCCACAGATCATTGAATTCATCTTTGGTTATAGAAAAATCTATCCCCCTTATCTTAGCGTTACCCCTATATACCGAAAATTTACCAGATGGTGTGTCTCTCCACTTGGCGTTGAATTTATTTCTGGCAGAGTACCTCTGATTTAGATTGTTTTGATAAGAGCAACCATTTTTTAACGAAACGCTACCACAATACTTCTGGTTCTTTCTGTTAGATGTAAACTCGTTACCACATTCCTTACATATCTTTTTCATATTAGAAGTCTTTTCTTGGCAATTCCTCAAGCCACTTTACAAAGGGCTTAGTGAGCTTTTTCATATCGTAATTCTCGACCACATAGTCGTAGACTTCCTTACCCTTTTCTTTTCTAAGGGCTTTGTCTTTTATCAGGCGTTCGAGTTGTTCAAACCACTCATAGTTAGAGTTGGCGTATAAAACCCCATCCATATCCTTTTGATTCTCTACCGGCGAAGCGACACAAGGTATTTTGAGCATACCAAACTCCTGAACAGCGATGTTAGATTTTGCTCGGTTGTATCGTTTATCAATCAAGGGCACAACAGCGATATCTAAGTCCATCTTGTCTAGGGTCTTAGGAAATTCGAGTGTCCCTACGAATGACCAGTGTTCATCGGGCTTAAAGGGTGGTTCTACTCCCAAAGTGCAGAAAGTTATGTCGTATTTCTTTTTAAGTTCGTCTAGGGCCGGCTTGACCAGCGAAACATCGGCTCCGTGGCCAGAAGCACCCCTCCACCCTATCCTGATACCCTTATGCGTTCCATTCTTAGTTTTAACCTTACGCCACATCTGTATATCTTGACCATTAGGGTTTACATAGATGTTGGGGTTTAGCTTCGAATACAGCTCTTTTAGGGCAGGAGTTGATACCGTTACCCCATCTGCTACCATTAAACACTTCTCAAAGGCTCTGATGAGGTGTGGGACGTTCTTATGAGCAGGGTTGTCGGTTGATACAGCGTATAGGTCGTCGTCTATGTCAAAGACAAGTTTAGCCCCAGACCACCTACGTAAGTTTAAGATTTTAAGCAGTTCTTCTTCATCGAATAGGGAGTTTGAGAGGATAACGTCAGCACCCTTAGTGATTTCCATTAAGGTTTTGTCTGACCAGGCCGGAGATGAGTTACCAACATCTACGAGTCTCTTGGGCATATTCTTACCAGTGAAGGGAGTGACACGACAGTCGGTTCCTTCTTGGCGTTTGATGAATTGGACAGGAGCTCCGATGCGGTAGAGTCCCACGCCCGTATCCTGCCTAATTATTCCTGCTACTTGCATCATACTCCTTATCTAAGACTTCTTGAGTCTTCTTGATTTCCTCAGCCCTTTCCTTAGATACGTTACCCGGGTGGGTTCGGACTATTACCAAAGGTTCCTTAACCCAGTTCCCTCTATACCCAGCCCTGAACCAGTCCCAGACAAGGAAAGCATCATCGTTTACTCGGTAATCTCTATATGGAGTCTTTTCAAAGCACTCTCTACGGGCCATTATCGTTACGTGTGGCCAGGCCCCATTTATCCGTATATCGTCCATTGTGACATTCTTCTGTGGGTAGTGGATGGCTTGAATGATAGCGTGTTCATTGGCTAGGTAGTATGAGGAGTAAGAAAAGTCATAGCCCTTAATAGATTTGAGTTGTTTCTTGAGTCGGTCAGGGTTAGAAAGGTCGTCGCTGTCCATTACTGCTATGTATTCCCCCTTGGAGTGTTCAACCCCAAAGTTCCTAGCGTATGAGATACCCATATTCTTAGGAAGTTTCAAGTATCGGACACGCTTGTCTTTCTTTGTGAAGTATTCCATTAGGGTTGGAGTTGAATCTGTGCTTCCATCATCAACTACGATCAACTCTAAATCCTTATAGGTCTGAGATAGGATTGAGTTTATGGCTTCGGCTAGATAGGCGACCCTGTTGAACGTGGGCATAATTACACTTACAGTCATACAAACATCCTTATCGCTTTCTTATACTTCTCTACGTCTAGCTCTTTAATCCAATAATTAGACACCTTGGCGTTTAATGGTTCTTTCTGGGCCTTACGTATCCCCTCGATGATAGATTCACGGGTCTTGTCTACCCTAATCGCACCTTTTACGTTCTGGTTAGTGATTACGTTCCGGCCGGCAGTTAAGAACTGCAAAGGAGTCAGAGGAAGGCCGTCGTGAACCGTCACTCGGAGATTAGAGGAGAACTTAGGCATCCACTCGTCATAGTCGATATACCCTAGGTGTTCAAAGTTCTCGCCCTTCTCGCCCTTACGTTCATCATTCCCGAATAGGTAGAACTTAACATCTGGCATTGACCGTATAACTTCCATCATTAGTTCTTCGTTGTAGATACCTGACTTGGGAGAGTAGATAGCGACATTAAACTCTTTGGGTAGAGGTAGGGGCTTATATAATTTTTTAGGTGGGATTGGGACTATCCTAGCGTCTATGCCAACTTCTTTTAACTCGTCTTGAATCCAGTCACACTCGCACAGATGGATTATATTATTATCCTTAAACCACTTCTTTAGAGTCTTAAGTTTCTCGAATGAGCAGTTCCAATGAAGCTGAAGGACATCAGTGCCTATCCAATGGATTACATTCTTACCCTTATTGCCGTCAAAGGTCTTCATATGATAATCGGTTACGTATGGTGCTTGGGGGTCTTCTTTCGTGTAGAAACCTAGTAGGTAAACTAACTTATAGTTGTGAGGCTTGAACGACGGCATAGGTAGGTAGTCGGCTCCTAGTAAGTCAGAGACGTTGAAAGCGTGGGCCGGTGCGCCTTGTGAAGCCACGCACATATCGTTATCCTTAATCCCGTTCTTACTCTTTACATAGTCCCTGCGAGCAATCCAGTTCTGGTGTGAGTCGTCTGAGAGTCCACCTGACTTAGGAAGTTCAGCGGCGAAGAACGAATAGTCGATATAAGACCAGTCCTCGCCTTTAAAGTCATCTCTTTTAAGCATCCGTAGTGATAGCTCCCAGTCCTGTAGTGATTTACAGTCCTCGTCCCAGCCAATCCAATCAGACTTACGAACAGGGAATGTACCATCTGAATAAGGGGAGTATTTAAACGAAGGATACCAGACTTTTCCATTTGGTAGCATAGCAGCGTTACCGATAGAGTGTTTAACGTTTCCGTCTTCGTCTATTAGGTCATATTTACCCCAGACCCTGTTTACACCTTTTGTCTCGAACTCATTAACCCACATTCTTAGGGCTTCTGGGTACAGGTAACAGTCTCCCCCGGGGAAGGCGACGTACTTACCCTTGGCTTTCTCAGCTCCGTAGTTTCTAGCAGCACAAGCGCCAGCGTGGTCAATTACATAGTATTTAAAATCAACGTCAGGGTATTCTTTGATGATTTTCTTCATCTTGTTTACACCCTTACGGTTAGGGCCATCGAAAACAACTATCGCTTCCAATTTCTTGTATTCTTGCTGTGCGACAGCGTAGGCCCACTGTGGTAGGTGTTGTTCGGTAATTGAGTAAATTGGAGTCACTATCGAGAAGAGTGGCTCATCCTTGCTAAATGGATTTTTTGACATTATTGGTTCTCCTTTAAGGAACTAATATCATAATAAAAAATAAAGTCAACCAAAAAAGGCCCCGAAGGACCTTTAGTGGTTATGAGACTAAGACTATGCAGCGTCACAAGTGTAGACGATTAAGCCTGACTGTACGTTCAAAATCTTAGGTACCATGTTAACTTTCCAACCGAAGGTAATAAACTGGTTGATAGGGTTAGAGGTGTCTTGTTCGCCAGATTTCTTGGTGTAAGTTTTAACTCCACCATCGAGCTCTGTAACTCCCAAAGCGCCTTTACCAAGTAGCAAGCTGTAGTATACAACTGCTCCAAGGGAACCATTAGCAGAGGTATAGATGTTATTGTCAATCTGTATCTTTGCTCCAGCATATGTACCGGCAACACCCTTGCGGATGTTTTCGGCGTCGGTGTACTGATAAGCAGCTTGCCAACCAGAATCAGCCTGAAGGATCATCGCAGAATCTGAGTGACAGATTAGAGCGAAGAACCCATCATCTAGGGGCTGTACATTTCGTCCACGAAGCTTCATTACAGCGGCTCGTACGGTAGCAGCAGTCATGCGATACGTAGTCTTGTTTAGACCTACGAAAGCAGCTGAAGCAGCGAGTGCCTCTGTAGCAAGAGCTGTGTCGAAAGCGAAGCCTGAGAATCCAGAACCACCCCAAGGGGTAGCAGAGGTTCCGTAAGCAGCCTCGATAATTCTTTTGTCAAGTATGTTACGTGCTTGGTCACCAATTTCTTTTACAGTCTCTTCAACAGTAGTGTTGATAGCTGTAAGCTCGCTAAGGTCCCAAAGGGCCTTAGCGTTACCAAACTGTTCAACGATAGCGCTAACTTGAGCGTCATCAATTTTCTCAGTTGAGATAACAGTACCTTCTGCTAGTTTGTAAGCAGATACTACTGTAGAGGTAACAGACATTCTTGGGAAGTACACAGTTTTACCATTGTTTAATGGTAGAGGTTTCTTAACGCAGTATTGCATTAAGATTGGCTCTGGAACTAGACGATCCAAGAAAACTTTGCTGTAAAAGTTTGGAATGAAAGCAGTAACATCACCAGTAGCGGTGTATGCGTTTGCCATTTTGTTAAGTTTCCTTAATCCCGTCGACTATTCGACCGTGAGTCTTAATACCCTGGGGTATATGGGATGTTATATTTCTTTGCGTATTCAGCAGAAGACAGAGATGCGTCATCCTTTTCTTCTACCTTAGCAGTGTTTCCAACTGCACCGAGTTGCTGTTTTAACTTAGCAACGTCTTGTCCCTCTTTAACTCCCTCGGCTTTGGCCTGCTCTTGAGCAGGTTTCATCCGTTCATTTAATAGTGTCTCAGCGTCTTGCAAAGCTTTTTCTGGGTCAATTATTAGACCTTCTTTGGATTGTTTGCGCATTTCTCGTTCAACGGCGATGCTTAGCATCTCGTCTTTATCGAGTTTGGCTCCATGCTTTGCTCTGAACTCTAAAACCTTTTGATCTGCTAGCTGTTTCTCAATTAGGTTTCTAACTGCGATAGCTGCGTCAGGGTCAAGTTCGGGGATGTCCTGTGGAGTAACTGGTGCTTGAGCGGACTCAAGTGCTGCCAATTTCTCTTCTAGGACTTTGCGTTTCTCTGTTTCCTTGTTTAGGCGTGCGAGAAACACATCTTTACTTACTTGCTCAGGCTCAGTTGACTCACTGGCTGGAGTTTCTTCTGTGCTTTCAGTTGTTTGCTCAGCTTCGGCAGGGGCTTCAGCGGCTTCAACGGGTGACGATTCCGTTACAGTAGTTTCTTCTACCGTTTCTACTTTTACATCATCCTGACTTTCCATAGTCATCCTTCTCAGTTTTTACAAGTTTCCTGCTCTTGTTTGAAGGGTGGAAATGACAGGCAATCACGGCGTAAGCCGTGTCTATAGTATCAACCAACGTCGTGGCTGCCTGCCATCCTCCTACAATGTTAATGTTCTATATAATGTATATACACTATTTCTCTAGTTTTTCGTTTTCTCGTACTTCATCAAACCATTGAAACATCAACGCCTTAACGAAGTTTAGGTGCATAACCTTAGCCTTTAAGGTTGCTTCATCAAACTGGAGTGGGTTAGATAAGTCGTTCTCTAAAACCTTTACTTGGGGCTTAGCGACTAAATCACGCCATTCCTGGAACTGGGGGTTGTTGAGCAGGGCCTTGTACAGGTTGTACGCCTTGTCCGCCCGCTCCGACTGGTCCTTCTCCCATTGCTCCTGGTTGTCCATTTAACATTCCTCCTTGAGCCATTGGCTCTTTATTTAAATACTGATCTGGCTCTTTATATCCAGCGTCCATCATCAGCTCTTTCCATACTTTCTCGGTGTCAATCTGAATACCCATACCAAGACCCATTTCGATAACACCTTGTTTCTTCTGAACGTCTTTACTTGAGTCTTGTTCGGCTAGTGAACCAGTTTCTACCTTAATCATCCAATCAACATCAAATACAGTATCCTCATTAGGGTCTTTGCCCTCTTGCATCATTAGGTCGACAATGTTCTGTATTTCTACTTCGTCTCCTAGGACATCGGCTTCCATTAAGTCTATGAGTTTGATTTTGCCTGTTAAGAACCCCTTAGTTAGTTTTACCCACTTAGGTTTCTCGCCAGAGATTAGAACCCACTTGAATTCGTCTTTGGTCATCGTAGCACCGAGCATCTTCAGCCACTTGTTAACTACTGGCTCGATGATTGACTCTTCAATGTTTATCTGTCTGTCTGTTATTGGAGTTGCGCCTGCGGCTTGTCTAGCGTTTACCTCAGCAGCAGTCTTTTGTCCATTACCTGTCGTGTCAGGGTCAGCAGCACCAGATACCCAGCCATTTAAGCCTGAGATTGACTCTCCCCGTCCTTCTAGCCAGTTCATAATGTCTAGTCCAGAGTTACCAAGTGATGGGATTGCCTTGTGGTCTACCATATCCTTATTAGCAATTACAATTCCACCGTTCTTATAAGCATTTCCTAAGGTTCTCATTGAGATAGGGTTAGTGGCTATTGAAGGGTCGATATACATTGGAGGGTTTAGAACCTTAGACCGGTAAGCGATTTCCTGATTAAGGAATAAGTTCTTGGCTTTTAGAATTCCCGATAGGTCGTCAATGATAGACGAACCGTAAGGTTCTTTAACTACTTCCTTGTCTATGGCAAAGGCTAGGTTGTGAGTGCCCAGGATGTCGTTGTCGTATTCTCTTACGGCTACCGGGTCTTCATCGTCACCACCACAGATAAACTGACATACTTTCTTGCCTTCGTATCTTGTAATGAGTTCGATTTGGTCTACGTTGATCGTAGCGTCTGAGTTGTGTCTCTTAATATGATTTCCACTTGGGTCAGACTTAAAGTCTTTCTTGGGGAACATCCTTCGTAGTTTCTTGATAGCGGCTGAGTCAAAGATTCCAGTAACGACTTCACCGTCTTGCTTAATCTCAACAGAGTCTTCTAAGTAGTCGAGTGAAACAAAGGATTTAATATAGTGAACGGTTGATGTCTTTAGGTTCTTGGTAGGGTCAAAGACAACATCCTCTAAGGGAACTACTCGCATATCAGGTGCGTTTGATACGTGGTTCCAGTAGACTTCCATTACTTGGTTATTTAAAATAACAAATTCTCTAGCACCTACCTTGAGCTTAGACCTCATTGAACCAGTAGACTGTACGGTGTCAGGGTTAGACCACATCCACTCAACAGCGGCCGCCATTACGCTCTTTACTTCTGAAGGTAGGTTTACACCTTTTGACTCAACAAAGAACTTAGGGTCACGTTCAAAAAGCTTCTGAACTACTCTCTCTACGAGTTCAGCTGCTACTGGGTCGGAGACTTTGGAGTCTGTACCTGATATTTGGTTGTAACCGACATACTTCTCGTAGTTTTCGGAGAACTTCTTGCGATACTTGTCTAGTTCGTTATCCCATTTAATAAACTCATCTCGATATGATTCGATGTTTTTCTTTAATTCTTTTGAGAGCATAATAGACCCTTTATTCCCTTGATATAATCAGAGGGCTAATTAAATATAAGTATGTGTAAATATAAGATGCTTAGTACCACAGTCCCTTCGGCGGTGTCCTAGTAGTAAGTAATAATGGACCTTTCGGTCGAAGGGAACTTACTACTAGGACATCAACCATTATTCTGCGATGTCGCACCAGCCCTTACGAGCTAATCAAGTCGGATGTTGTCAGGGTCGAGACAGAGCATCCAATTTTATCAGCCCACAAGAAGCAGTTAGTTTAGACTCTTTCTCGGAGAGGTAATTGTTTATTCGTGGTCAGTTACCTAGAACACCACTATATTTATTTGTCTATGATGTATATACACCATTTGTAGGAACTATTATCAAATAAAATCATCCAATTCCAGACCTAATTCGTGGATTTTGTCTAAAAAGTCTATAAAATCGTCAGGATTACCGAGATTTACTTTGGTTACATACTCGAAGTCTACCATTTCACAGTCTCCACCTTTTTTCTTGGTACTAGAGTCTCTTAATAGTCTACGTAAATGGTTTCTCATTACCGTATTAGCCCACGCCCTCAGCCTGGTACCTTGAGTATGGTCGAATCTAGGGATAGACTCCCACAGTTTTAGCCTGAGTTCTTGCTTTAAATCATCCAACTCATATCCAGGAATGAAGTATCTCGAAGCTACCCAGTCTATGTCGTGTTCCAGAATGGTCATTGCCAGTTCGGTGTATAGTTTCTCGTCATAGTTCATTGAATACCTTAAACTTAGATAGGTCTGCATATCCATTTTCGACTGGTAAGGGTTTGTTGTGTTTGGGTAGGAAGTGGAGTCTTGTAAGAGCGTCAGCAGCGTCTCTAGGGCTCATCGGACAGTGCATTCCAATAATCTTTATCTCGTCATCGACCGGGGCTAAACCTGCTGTTCGGCCATCCCAGCGTGCCTTCTTGAGCCACTCAACAGCCTTGTCATCGTCGGTGAGGATAACGCCACCCTGTCCGAGGTTGAGGGTCTTGCCCCAGTGGAGGGAGAGGCACATATAAGAGTTAGGGATGTACATATCTGATGTGCATAGACGAGCTGAGTCATAGATTGGATATGGTTTAAGCTGGTAATATCCTATCTTTTGCCATTCATCGCTATCTTCAAAGGTGATATTCGGAGTTGCAAATAGTTGAGCATTCAATATCGATTGAGGGACTGATACATAGGTTTTTCTAGGTATAGTGATGGACTCGGTAATCCCCCACTCGTCACCAAATTTTTCCTCATTGTAATATCTTAAGCACAGCGTAAGGGCGTTGGTACACGAATCAACGGCTACGGCATACTTACTACCGCAATACTCAGCGATGGCTTCTTCAAACATCTCAACTACTTTAAAAGGATTCATTCGTCCTCCCAGGTTAGTTTCTCTGATAGTTTCTCCTTATTCCGTAGTCCGATAACCTGTATCCCTGGTTCATAGTCTGAGGCTTTATCGTAGCCGTGCTTTTTTAGAACCATTGTTAGTAGGTCAAGCAACCTAACCTCGGTACACTTAGGGATGATTAGTTTCTTACCGGCCTTAAACATATCCCATATTTGATTGACAGCCTCAAAGTCCTCAATCACCCACCTAGTCATACGGTCATCAGTAATAGGGATAGGCAACTCGTTCTTGATGGCGTTCTCCCAAGTAGGAATAACCGAGCCGGAGGACGAGAGGATGTTCCCACACCTGGCGATAGCAAAGTCAAAGTCCTTAGCGAGATTCTCTCCGATAGCCTTGGTATAGCCGTAGGTTGAGATAGGTTCAACTGCCTTGTCGGTAGACATAAATAGTAAATCAACATTGTACTTGTAGGCTTCTTGGAAGAGTTTCTTGGTCTTTAAAACGTTGTTCTCGATAAAGGCCATTGGGTTCTCTTCACCTAGATTTATATGTTTGAAGGCCGCCAGATGAATCAGGTAGTCACAAGGCACTTCATCAAACCGCCAATTTACAAAGTCATCCAAGTAGACTTCGACATCGGGAAACTCCTTTTGAAGTTCGGCTATCGCCCATTCGTTAGAGTCGATGACTACTACTCGGTAGTCTTTATGAAGGGGTCTGACGAAGGCCTTGCCGAGTGATCCTGCCCCTCCGGTAATTAAAACGGTTCTGCCCATAGGTATTTCATTTACTAGTTGTTCTATTGTTTTCATTATTTATCCTTTTCTTTACATTCTTTCGAGCAGTAGAATCGTGTTTTTATCGGACCCTTTCCGTATTTCGACGACACAGCAAAGAAAAACTCACTCGGTAGACAGTTCTCGCCACAGACGTAACAATCCAACACATACTCAATTGTTTTCATTTCTTCCCCCATACTATCAATACTCTGAATCTCTTGAACTCTAGGGATATTGATTGCTTTATTCTTATTATTTTCACATCCACTCCTTATGCTCTGTCTGCCATTTAATTGTTTCATTCATACTGTCTTCAAAAGACTTGGGCGACTTCCACCCGTAGGCAGACAACAGTTCCCCATCTAGGCCATAGTGTAGGTCGTGTCCGGGGTTATCATCGTGGAAGTAGACCATCTTTATCTTCGGTTCTTTGTTCATCAACTTGGCGATGGTATTTACCAAATCTATATTAGAGACTCGCTTGTCACCTACGATGTTTAGTCGTACTGGTTTATCTAATGCTCCTGGTTCGTGTATCTTGGGCTTGATGTTCTTTAAGATAAACAGCAGAGCATCGGCCGTGTTCCTTGAATGAATGTAGTATCTCGTACCCACCTCGCCATCCCTAGCGGCGTGAACTGGTATCTCCTTGTCCTCTGATAAGAGTGTCTGAATCATCGCTGGGAACTTGGACGGAGCCTGCATCTCTCCGAAGTTGTTCATCGTATTCGTTATAATTAAGGGAATGTTGTAGCATCTCCACCAAGCAATAGCCATTGCCTCTTGACACGCCTTAGACGCCGAATAAGGGTTTGAGGGAATGATTGGCTCCCACTCCTTATGCCCTTGTGAGTTCTTTGAGGCTGGGCCATAGACTTCGTCTGTGGAGAACTGAATAAAGACTTCCGGCTTAACTATCTGGGCATACTCCAAGACATTCAGCATTAACTCGGTGTTGTTCCTGATAAACGGCTTAGGATCGTCTATCGAGTTCTGAACATCTGAACGTGAAGCAAGGTTAATGATGTAGTCAACGTGACCTATTTTATCCACCTCTCGCTTGGTGAGTGGTGCGCAGAGGTCGTGAGCGATGACATTTAATCTTGATTTCCAGTCCGGGTGGTCGCTGGTCACCTCAGTTAGTCTATCGAAATAGCCTTTGTGGTCTTCTCTGAATGAATCAACAATAACAATCTCCCAGTCGGTGTTGTGCATAAAGTGAGCGATAACGTGAACGCCTATTGCTCCGGCTCCACCTGTTAGTAAAACTCTTTTCATAGTGTCTCCTTGCCATTTGATTTGATAAAATTCTCAACACTGCACTCTAAAACATCCCCAACGCTCTCAATACTCTTGCCGTTAATGGTTACAGTGTTTCCGCTTATCAGAATGTCTCTGTTATGGTCTTTGGCGTATTTCTTGTAATACCTCTCGATGAAATTAGTCATAGCGTCATCCCTTCTATTTTCTCTCCGCCGAACCCTACCATTGGAGGGATAAAGATCTCTCCGTCAAAGGATTTAAGTGAGTCCATCCCATACCTTACAGCGTCCATTGTATGGTCGAATCCACCATCGGGGATGTTTAATATTTTGCCGTCTTTGTCTGTCTTCCATAGATAGTTACGATATTCTTTTATCAGGTTCAAGCTTCTTTTAGTCATACTGATTCGTTGTTGTTGGACATACTGAATCCCTTGATTGACTGACCCTTGACCTTTCTTAGCCGGCAGAACGTTAAGTCCGAATGCCTTTAACTCGTCTATCGACTTAGGTTCTGCTGAATCAGCCATTACTAATGCCTGTGGTAGGTTCTGAATGATGTCGGCTATCTGTTTGTTCGATAGGCCTTTCTGATAAGTGATTTCGTCAAGGATATAACCCCCGTCATAGTAGTAGATAGCGATAATGGAGGTCGGGTCCATTGAGTAGCCAAAGTCCAGTCCATAGCGCTCTAAGCGTGCCTCGTGAGGTATTTCGTCTATTATCTTCCAGTCCTTGAATATCTTGCCTTCTACTTCGCCCAGCTCTCCGAGTCCGTAGACTTTCCACCAGTTCTTATTACCTTTACGAGCTTCGATAGATTGGACGATTGAATCAGCCAGTCCTTCGTTGTCCCTGTAAGTCAGCTTAATAAAGTCTACATTCGGCTTGTCCTTGACGTCGGTGTAGAACCAGAACTCATTAGTCGGGTTCCAGTCGAGCCATATCTCATCCTTCGTACGAATCTCTAACTGATCGTATGCCTCATAGGGAATGTTGTTAGCCTCGTTGATGAATAGTCTATCTCGTCTCGGCCCTCTGACCTTTGACGGCATATCGGCTGAAAAGAACTCTATCTTACTTCCGTTAGCGAATGTATATGTATAATCAGTCTTGTTCCATTGAGCGTCTTGGAAGTAGTTGTGGGCTGTCATTATATTAATGAAGTCTCTGATTGCGCCTCTCTTTAAGTGAGGGAATGACTCAGATACGACTGAGGTTAGGGTCGGCTTTTCGTCTGACTGAGCTTTGTCTATTAGTATCATTAGAATAGAGATAGTCTTTGAGGCTGATGTACCTCCGGCTATTCCTTTGATACGACTCTTAAGTCTGAGTAGTTTCTCGGTGGCTGTGGTGCGTAGGAATATCATATTCTGTCCTTGGCTATATTAAAGTAAGCATCATCTATTTCCATACCGATAAACTCCCTTCCAGTTTCCCGACAAGCAATTCCTGTACTGCCCCCCCCATAAATGGGTCCAGTACCACACTACCAACGTCACTAAACTTCTCCACTAACGCCTTTAACAAGTCTACTGGCTTCTCTGTTGGGTGTACCATTCGTGATGGTGTCACTTTTTTATAACTCCACACGCTCCCCGTTCTCTTGCCTCTAATGGGGCATCTTCCCTTGTGGCACACAATGGCCAGTTCGTAGTCTGTTGACAGACTACACTTCAGGTCTCCAATCCCTCCTCCACCCTTGAACCACACAATAACATTCTTTATCCCAAACAACTTCTTGAGCTCGTTAACGTCATCAGCATAGTTTTTGAATGAGCAGAATATCACAGCCACGGTATCGTCCTTCAGGATACGGTATAGTTCGGGATATGTATCAAACCTCATATTGTTGTTGTCGTTTTCTATATGTCTAAATTTCGGTGTCTTTGTGCGCATATTTGATTGGAAAGATATTCCATAAGGTGGGTCAGTCAGGACCATATCCACCGACTTGTCAGGCAGATTCCCAAGTTCAATTAAACAATCCCCCTTAATTAACTTCATGTTCCCCCTCTATATATTCTTTATGACTGTCGCCACCAAGCAACGGTATAAAGTTATTCACTTGAATGTTCGTATCCGACCCCTTCGGCATACCATCTATTCTATTTACCAGATACTTAATCATATCGTTGTCACCCTTCTCGGCTTTGTCGATGGCTACCAGTAATAGTTTCTTGTATCGTTCTATCTTTGTTTCGGGGTCTATTTCATTTAATATGTCTTTCATAGCGTTGGTCATTGAAAGTTCTTTTTTGGGTCTACCCAAAGGATTGCCAGATTCACCCTTCTTAAAGGCGTAAGGCTCTAGGTGCTTATACTGTTCTTTATGCTGTTTTTCAGTATTTTTGTCAACTTTATCTTTGCTCATAAGGAATATATACCACCCTCAGAATTTAATACAATAGTTTTGTATACTACTTTTGTATACCAAAAAAACACCACATAATTGTAGTGCTTTTCATTAACAAATAGGTGGATAGATGATTACCAAAGTCCCGATCAGAATCGTAGCCAGATAGCTGGTTTCCCAACGCACCGCTTGCTCTCCCTTTCAAAGACAATGACCGAGCATCTAAGATGTCCCACTTCAGCAATCGTTACATAGTTCCTAAAACTATTGCGTTTTTAGTGCTTTGTTTGATTGCGGGAGCAACTTATGAACCTTCCCCTAAAGGACTTCCTCGTTGGGGGCTATTATTAGTAGCGCCATAATGCCTTAGCCTTGCTTAACGACTTGTTCAGCCAATCCACCTAATTGTCAACGAACCTTCTTGCTGTAATGCTTCTTACCTTTTCTCTTATTTTTAGCAGATTCTCTTTGTAACATATTAGCAGACACCGACTTAGCATAATCTCGATAAAGTTTCTGTGCCGGCTTGCCAAAGTATTTTATAAGAAATTCGTCATTAAAATATGCCCCCTCGCCGAGTTGCTTGAGCTTCTTTTTAATCGATTTATCTAATTGTTTTACTTCTGCTTTCATAAGGAAATAATACCACGTACAGAAATCAATGTCAACAACATTTTTTCTTTGCATAATCTTTTGGCTTTACAAAGGCATTATCTGAGTTATACACAGGCAATATNTAACATTACTATTGACACTACTGTCAAATAGGACTATACTTTACTCAACGATTAAGTCGTTAGCAACTCGAAAACTAGACATCTCGATAGACACTCACTAAGCCCTACATAGTAGGCACGAGTGATAAACTAACGCTTGTCCGGTGAATAGAGTTATAAAGTAAAGGAGATAACATGGAAGTAGATAAGAGTTATAAGATAGTTATGGTCTGTCTGTGTGTTGCCCTACTTATATTGGCTGGGGTGGCCGCTAAGGTCGGGGCTGACCGATGTCAACCAACTTATACGGAGATGTACAATGGACGATGAGACAACATTTGATATGGAACAAGCGCTTGAATCTTATGAAGTATATAAAGAGCGTGGTGGCGAGTTATCCTTTAATGATTGGCTCCGGGCCGAGAACGACATCGCCGATTTGAGGATATGATGTTACTAACACAAGCGAGAGAATGGTACAATAAGGGGTGGATCAGCGAAGAAAGATATTTAGAAATAATTAAAGAAGTTAAGGTAAAATATGTTAAAAAATCTAATGGTGAAGAATATCGCAACGGAGAGCGAGTGGGTCAAGTTTAAGACCGTACTGGCTTCTATGAATATGACTATAAGCGAGTTCTTTCGAGAGATAGTAAAGGGGGCGATAGATGATAACGAAAACTAAACTATATGACGGTAAGGTAGAGTTGGTCTTTGATTCAGTCAAACATACCTACGAAGCCAATGGTAAGATAGTCTTTGGTGTTACGTCTATTACGGGTATATTGGATAAGCCAGCGCTTATGTATTGGTCGGCTAATATGGGCGCTGAGTTTGCTGATAGAGTATTAGTTCCTGGTATGACGATTGATGAGCTGAACAAGCCAGCGATTATTGACGGGATTAAGACTGCTTTTAGACACCGGTCAAAAGAAGCGGCTGACATTGGTACAGCAGTCCACGCCTACCTTGAACAGTATCTTAATGCTGGTATCAATGGCGATCCACTACCCCAGATGCCTGTTAATGAGAATATCTACAATGCTATCAAGGCGTTCTTAGAGTGGACAAGACTTAATGAGGTTAAGTTCATAGCGGCAGAGCGTAAGGTTTATTCAGTTAAGTATGGCTATGCCGGCACGCTAGACGCTTTGGGTTATGTTAATGGAGAGTTGTGTATTATTGACTTCAAGACAAGCTCTGGTATCTATCCTGAGATGTTTATTCAGACCTCGGCTTATGCTAAGGCAGTCAATGAAGAAGATGGCACAAAGATTAAGACCTGTTACATAGTAAGAGTTCCGAAAGACGGTAGCGAGTTTGAGGTTCAGAAGGATGACCATATGAAACTAAACTTTGAGTCGTTTCTTGGTTGTTTCACTAACTACAAGCGCCAGATGTTTATGAAGACGATTGAAGTAGAGAAGTATAAAAAGAAACTAAAGGAGGCAATGTGAAGAGGTCAGAAACAGAAATAAGTTTTAGTTTTACCGCCGACAACGATGGAAACGTTGGTAAAATATCAGGGATGTCTTACCCGGGAGATGCCCCAAATATCTCACAACTACTACTGAAATCATACGAGTGGCACTCTGACAAGAAAGTAAACTTTGTCTTCAGTAAAAAAGTATTAGATAAGCATATAGAATATGCAATAAAGGAAATGACAAAATGACAGATTTCGCAAAGTTATCAGAGTTGGTGGGTTCTACATTTAAAGTGGAAAAAGTGTGGGGTTATTCTTGGAAAAAATGGGATAATGACGCCAAGCAAATGCTTAAGTCTGAAACCTATCAAGAGGGCTTTCGTAAGGTCTATCAAGTCGATACCGATAAAGGTAAGCTTGATTTGGGTTCGGGACAGCTCGGCTCACTATTGGAAGGTGTCTTTAAGAACGGTGTGGCTGATCTAAACGACAAGACCTTTGAAGTAAAGAGTAACGGCAAGACTGGTATGGACATTCGATACTATTTTAACCCTATCTGGAATCTGAAAGACGAAGCCGTAAAACAGGAGAAAGAAGATGACATCGACATCTCCCAAATCCCCTTCTAAGAGAAGCGACCGACAGAACCGAGCAATGCACTTGTTCTTTGAGTTCCTGGCGGCTTCACTTAATGATGCCGGACTTGATATGCGCACAGTGCTAAAGCCAGAGGTTAATATACCCTGGTCTGCAGAGACAGTTAAGGAAAACTTGTGGCGGCCAGTTCAGGTCGCCCTCCTTAACAAAAAGTCCACCACAGAGCTAGAGACAGGCGAGGTGAGTAAGGTTGAGGATGTTCTAATGCGTCATCTAATAAAGAATTTTGGCCAGTTCTTTGAACCACCACAATTCCCTAGTATCGAGACGCTTGTGGATAACTTGGAGGTTGCAAAAGATGACGAAAAGTAGTATAAATTCCATAGGGGGAAGTAATCATTAAGCAATAGAAAACAGTGTACTTGGTTCCCCAAGCTTAATGGCCAAGTATGCTGTTTTTTATAAACAGGGAGGACACGATGACCTTAAAAGAACGGGTTGAGAAACTAGAAGAGCAAATGTATGACCTGAGTGAATGGGCTGACTCCGAAATGGATGCCCAGTATAATGACTTTATGAAATGGGATAAAAAACTATCAACTAGAATCAAAAGACTATTCAAGAAAAAGCGAAAGAATATCAACGACGATAATAACGACTACTAGGGGGCAGGGGTGAAAACAAGAATAATTCAGACGAGTTTTTGGAAGGACTGCAAAGTCCAAGAGATGAGCTTATACGCCCAGCACTTATTCATATACCTGCTAACTAGCGATCATATAGGATTGACTGGGGCTTTTGAGTTACCGGACTCCTACATACTACTCGAAAGTAAGCTAACAGAACACCAACTAAACCAAGCAAAAGAAGAACTAACTAAAACTAACAGGGTTGTTTTTAGTGGAGGGTGGGTTGTAATTAGAAACGCCGGCAAGTACAACAACTACCTAAACTCCCCTAAGACGATTAAGGCTTACGAAAGGGAATATCAGTGTATTCCTTCTAAATTATTAGTACACCTTGATAGTAGTATCGATAGTAGTATAGATACTATACCTATAGTAACCATAAAACAAAAAACAAAAACCATAAACCATAAAACAGAATACAAAAAGAACGTTATTGAAATTGCTAAGATGATTGGCGAAGCTCCTACCGATGGACTAGACCGATACCTGAATGAAATATATAGCCAGTATGTTTTTAAGCAGACAACGATAGACTTCATTCAATGGTGCCAGGGCAAGAAGCTAAAGCCAACGATCGCTAGATGGATGAGCTGGGTACGTAGGGGTTATAAGACCGGCGACCTAAATAAAAGGAGCGACCAATGAGAGTCATCCTAAAATACAAAGACCGGTATATAACAAAGATAGTAAACATGACTTGGGAGGAAATAATGACTAAATACAAGGGCCACGTAGTACACGTGGAAAATAATGAACTTTAAAAACTGGACAGCACTCGCCAAATACGACCTATACAAGGAACTAGAAAAGGACCTAAAACTTCAGATTAAGTCTGAGATGGCCCCAGAGAAAGAATTTGACCTCATCCCACTCAAGGACTCAGTCCCTGAAGCAAAAGCCCGTATAGCCCATCCTGAGGCCTTAGACGGCATTTCTACGGGCTACTCTAACCTCGATAATCTACTCGGAGGGATAACACCAGAGGAATTAGTCGTAGTCGCTGGTGGGACAGGGACTGGTAAAACTCATTTCGTACAGAATATGATTATCAATATGACCCTCGATAATAACCCTGTTCTCTTCTTCACTCTGGAAATGCCACCTGTCGAAACAACTATCAGATTTATGAGGATGATTAGATCTAAAATCCACGAGGACATTCTCCCCGAACTCCCAATCTATTACTACTACGGAACCAATGTAACAATTCCGATACTGGAAAAGGCAATTATGAAAGGTGTTGAGATGGGGATTAAGGTCGTCGTCATAGATCATATTCACTTCTTCGCCAAAGGCAACGACAACCAAGCAGCTGAAATAGGAAACATCGCCAGAGAGATTAAACTTTTAGCCCGAAAATATAAGTTACCTATTATTTTAATCGCCCACGTCAGAAAGACCGGCAACCAGTCTAAGATTCCAACATTAGAAGACATTAAAGACTCCTCCGGCGTAGCCCAAGACGCTGATTCAGTTCTCATTGTCTGGAGGGACATGGAGTCGGATGACGAACAAACCCAACGAGAGTTAAAAGTCAAAGTCAGGAAAAATCGTAGACGAGGTTTATTGGGAGGGTGTCAGTATCTAATGAATAAAGAGACCACTTATCTTAACGAGGTTGAGTGGTCGCATAGGGAGGACTTTTGATGAAAAGTGTATATACTATATTGAGAACGATGATTAAAACCGGCTATTTAATGTCGGACAAAAGTGTTGACATCCCTGTTAAGTCTGATAAAATAAAAGAAAACGAGGGAAGAATGATCGTAAATAAACAGGGAAAACTTAGGCAGTCGAAGGACTAGCCTTTTTATTTGCGTGTTCCACCGTGTACCGGCGAACAGGCATCCCTTCGGGGAAACTCCTTACCTGTTAGCGATAGAAATATCGCAGTGGGTGCCCCCCAAAGGCACACTCTACTCCCAGAGAGGCGATAATCGATGGGATATAGTCACCTAAGTGTGGCGAATCCCTGCAGCGTAATCTTGTCTGTCATCGATTGTCGCTATCAGGTAGGGAAAATAGTAGTCAGTTTTCTGCCCAGCGTAGGGCAATTGCGATGCGTGGCAAATGATAACCCCAAATGTCACTGACCCGTAAGGGTTCTGGGCGGAAACATCTGGCTACTATAAATCAGCTCAGTAATGAGTGTAGGACGGTAACCTTGAAGATATAGAAGGTTGCAAGACAAGACGACAACTTGTCCCAAGATAACGCAGGTTGAAAGTCCCGTAAACACCTAGCGGTGTGTGTGGCTACCCCCCGTCAGGGACAGATGGCATAAGTCCATCGAGATTGCAAGCGCCACCAAAAACCTCCACTCTTCTCTGGGCTGATAACAAAATCCACGAAATCAAAATCGTGGTGTCGTAAAAACTTAACGAAAGGGAAAATCTGAGTACAAAGCGAAATCTCCTCCTCGTAGTAGCATTCCTACTATTAGGGGCAGTAATCGTGAGCGCAACGGTTAGAACAATCGAGAGGAAAGAAGCCGAACTTAACAAAATACGGCAGGAGCAACAGCAACTCCTGGAAGAGAAGAAATTGCTGGAACAAAGGTCGATTGAGTTAGAGCAATCTAACGAGCAACTTAAAAAACAAATCGAAGCAAAGGCTCAGGTAAGGGTAGCGTCAGCCAGGACACCCCTAACCGAAGCCGAAGCAAAGGCGTGGATTATCAGACACGAAGGTGGATTAACCTCGGTCAACAAAACGTCCTACGCCTGTGGAAAGCCTCAAGCAAACCCCTGCGACAAACTGCTGGATTTCGCTGGGGTAGACCACGCCAAAACCGTAAAGCCCTGGAACTACACTTACGCAGAAGCAAAGGCACTAATCGCCCAAGTCCCTGCAAGTGTCCAGGATGCGTGGATGGATAAATATGTANCNGNAAGGTACGGAACATACCTCAACGCTTACCGGTGGTGGCTAAGTCATAGGTGGTATTAGATGAACGAAATCGCTTATATCGCCTTAACACCGCAAGGTACGGAACATACCTCAACGCTTACCGGTGGTGGCTAAGTCA